ATGAATCATTTTTATAGATTTGTCTTTCGCATCTTTGTTTAATTCCTCATAAATAAACGCATCATCAAATCCTATATTTTTAGCGTCTATCTTTGTATTACCATAATAAATCGTTGGAATATGAGCCCAATAAGCAGCACTCAGACACATTGGACATGGCTCGCAACTTGTATACAAGGTGCATCCTTCCAACTTAAAGTCATCTATATTATGACAAGCATCTTTTATGGCAACCATTTCGGCATGCAAAGTTGGGTCTTTTAGTAAAGTCACCATATTGTGACCTCTACCGATAATCTCACCTGTGTCGTTTTTCACTATAATTGCACCAAAGGGTCCACATTTACGTGTGATAGATAGACTTGCTAAGTCACATGCTTTTTGCATATATTCTTTATCCATTATAATATACATACATATCTCTCTAAATGTATATTATTTACATCGATAAAAATGGATTTTCATAATATCCTGTTCTATAATATAAACCTAACCAAAAAAATAAATATTCAGAACAACCACCTGCATCATTCTTCAATTTATGAAGTTTAAATGCTTTTTTTTTAAAAAAAGGATCTACAGGATAAAATATTACACGTTTTCCTGGATATTTATGTTCTAGTGCTGCTATAAGTTCACGATAATTACGATTGTCGTCTTGATTTCTTAATGTTATAAGCTCATCACCATTCCAATCCGATATCATTATTCTTTCATCCTGTACATCAACCAAAATAGCATGATTATAAGTCCCAACTGCAAAGTTTACTACTTGAGGTCTCTCATGTATTTCACTTTCTACAAAAGTGTTTATTTTTTCAGTAGGAACTTGTGTATGACCTGTATATCCTCTTGTACCTTTTATCGTATTAGGATCAACATCTATTATTGGAATAATAGCTCTTTCACGAAGTGGTATTACTGGTAGGGTTTTTAAAACTTCTTCTCTTTCTCTTTCTTCTCTTTCTTCTTCTCTTTCTTCTTCTCTTTCTCTTTTTTCTCTTTTTTCTGCTCTTAAACGTTTTTGCATTTGTTCCAGTGTTTCTGCGTTTTCAGGTTGTTCTGCGTTTTCAGATTGATCTCTTCTTCTCTTTAATCTTGCTTCTCTTGCTTCTCTTGCTTCTCTTTCTGCATGTGTTTCTCCTCCAGTTAAATTTTTTTTATTGTATTTTCTTAATGTTTTAATTTTTTTTTTAATTGTTCTTTTACTTCTTTTTGTTTTGTTTTTTTTTGAAGCTATTTTTATACCACGCATATATATATATATATATATATGAATTATTTAATATTATATATTTATATTGTTGTAAATATATAATTTATCTTCCGGGATATGGAAGCTTTTGCATATTGTCACCCAAATGGTCAGGTTTTAATCCCCATAATGGAGCGCCTAGAGGAGTTTTCCAAAAAGACACAAACTCGTTTTCAACTTTTTTATTCATAGAAGGCTCCAAGGGTTCCAAAATACCAGGTCCATCTGGCGCAACTGCGACTAACAAGTAGTTACCAATGATGGTGTCAGATTGTAACACCTGTTTTTCTGATAGTCGCGCGAACCATTCAAACTTCATGCGGTTCAAAATATCTTCTGAAGGAATCACTATACCATAAGTATCTGGAGATATTTTTAAGTAATGATTTGACATCAAGTCATCAATTATGATTTGTTTTCCATCTACAGATTTCACACCAATATCAGTACCATCAATTAAATGAATATGTCCTTGTTCAATGTGTTTTTGACACCATCGGTTGAAATCACCTAAAAACTTGGATTCCGCGGTATAGTCTGAAGAAATGATTTCCTGCATAAAGTTTACTAAATCAAATACCATAGTACATTCTTTTGGAGCACCATAAAAATTTAAGTTGGGGAAAAAGTCCATATCTACTGAAGTAGAATTCCTATCAACCATTTCACATAGAAACATCTTGTCACCCCTCGTACCTTTTTGATAAAGTCCAGATAAATCTTTTAAACAGACAAAAGAGAGAGGACATAGTAGACCTCCATAAATATACATCAACTTGGCAATCCCAAGCATTCTCATTTTAGAGAGAATCGGATCCGAAATGGTTGTCATGTTAATATTCCAACCAGGTATTAATTTTTTAAAGGATGCGTCATCTATAATGCAAATGGTAAAAGATTTGTCGCATTGTCTAATGATTGATCGCATTGTTAAATATAAATAAGGCTGATTTAGTTCAAAGGAACTTCGCGAGCCAAAGCTGAGCCAATTTCGCGAATTGTATTCGTAAGGCACATGAACCCATAAAATAGGCTTTTTACTCTTACCTAAAGTTACATCGTCCAATAAATACCTTTGAATAGCTTCATATATATCTCCGCTTTCTTCCTTTTCTAGTTTGTTTGTATATTGTTTATAAAAGAACCCTACAACAATAAGAACAAAAAATAGAATAAATAGGTTTGATAGATCGCCAGATTTCATATTATATTGTTATATTATTATATTTTTAGAGAGATAAATTTAGTCTTTAAGTTGTATATTTTAGTATATTATTTAACTACTTAAAGACGAATAGGTGGCGGATTCAGAGCATCCATCAAATTTTTTCCACAACGTTGGAAAAATAGATGCAATTGTTGAGGATCTGAACCTGTAACAGAATCGTCAGGAATATAAGTTGTATTCCCTTTCTTGTAACATAGGAGCACAGGTATTCCATTTACCATCTTTTTAGATTTGAGAAAAATATATAAACTTGTGCACTGATCCACATCAATATCGGCACATACTACTTCGGGCGGGGATGCTGCAAAGAACCCGTGTACTGCTGGTTTAATGGTTTTGCAAGGTCCGCACCATTCAGCACCTAATTTTAAAACAATGAGTCCTGGATTATTTTGCAAAAGGGTAAAGAAAGCTTCAACACTTGGTATTTCACTAACAACTTGTTTTGACATTATAATTATTGTTTCTAAAAAATAATTATAATTTAAACCACCTTCGGGAAAGGTTACCCTTTTTGGGAGAAGCGAAGAGCCAAATCAAGTATTTTGGCTCCACCTTTCCTATATTTTGGCTCCACCTTTCCTATATTTTGGATATATTTTTGCTATATTTTGGCTATATTTTTGCTATATTTTGGCTCCACCTTTCCTATATTTTGGATATATTTTTGGCTCCACCTTTCCTAAAGGTGGATTTTATCAACAAAAACCTCTTTTGCGACCTTTTTAATTATTTTCTCTTCTTTTTCATAATCATTATCCCCTGCACCTCCCATGGACTCTAAAACAATCTTATTGAATTGGTCAGACACACTAGAACTACATTTTTTCCATTCTGGATGCAACACTTTAAAATCTGAAATCAAATCTATATTTTTGTTGGAAATTCGTCTTACCATTTTGTGTAACTTACTCTTACTTTCATCCTCTTTTTCCCATTTATCTTCGTCCTTGATGTACATTGTTTCTCTCTTTTTATCAGTACAATGAACAGGTCTTAGAGTTACATCCATTGCATTCAAGTTCTTTATAATGATATTTGAAATGCCTTCTATATAACCAACTTCACCAACCTTTTCCAAGTCACTGAGTTGCAACTTTATTGAATTTACAAAGTCACTTATATTCATCGCATCTTTACACGTCTCATTCAAAAAGAATTGCAAATTGAAAGATTTATTATGTGAATTTGTATTATTAATGGTATTATGAGTACCATTTTTAATTACTTCCATCATGATATTTTTCATTTCAGAATTCTCATTCATGAGATATTTCATAAATTCTTTCAATTCTTGAACGCAATCATTTTCTACATGTTTAGATTCTTGTATTTTACATTTTTTTTTGTGTTTCCATAATCCAGAGTTATCTTTATATTCTTTGTTACATATTTCACATGTAAATATTTTTTCTTGCGATTTTTTGTCTGAAATTATGGCTAAATCGCCAGTTTTGATTGACTTTTGAGAGGTAATATGTTTTATCGTGTTATTATGTTTTTCAAAATCATATTTGTTAAACGATTTATAGTCACAATTTTTACATTCATATATTGTGCGATTTTTTTGCGACTTTGCGATTGCCAACATTGCCTAAATATTGCCGAGAAAATAATTTCTCACAAAATACAAAAAAAGTTATCATAACGTTTCTAAAATTATTTTTTTGGTAACCAGACCATAAAATTCAATTATGGTCACAACGGCCAACTTTTTGAGCAAAGTATTTCGGCTTTCCGATTTTGGACATTTATTTTGTCCATTTTTGAAAATCCCAAAATACTTTCCCAAGAAAAAAAGAGAGAGTAGCCCTACACCTGTAGGGACCTTTTTTCGCCAAAAACACAGAATTCCCTTACATTATGTAAAGCACATCAAGGTCTCGCCATTTTAAATCTTCAAGGGTGTAAAAAAGGTAGATACAAACTTTTCCAATTCATCTATATCAATATGTGGAAGATTCACATGGGCTTCCCAAAAGTAGCGCGAATAAGCCCACACATAATCACAATCTGTATCATACCAGTCACTATGTTCTTTCAACAATTTGTTACATAAAGGCTCAGGTAAGAATTTTAGACTTTGTCTAGGTAGAACATAACATAATTGCACCAAGTCAGTGACAGGATTCGCCGGTTTTTTAACAACAAATTCGGTGTCAAAATACGGGATATATTGTAAAAGGTCACAAAAAAGTGGAGGATAGTTGTATTGATATGACCATCTCCAGTCAGCGCAACCAGACGTGTAATATTTCATTGTCCATTCTAGACCCTCTAAATAGTTGATGCAAATTTGTTTTCTTCTTACGTCATCAATGTCCACATTGAATAGCGATTTATAATAGCGGGTTTGCCAGTCTGGATGAAAAGGATTGATATATTTTTCTAGACTGCGTTCATAAGTGGGAATAGCTTCAAATTTCTTGTATTTTTCCTCAGGTGTTGAATCTGGTAACATTTGTTTCTCTCTTCGGTCGCGACCCTTCGTTTCCGTTTTAATGAATTCTTCTTCTGAATTAGCCAGTGTCTGCACCAATTTTCTGACATTTTTCCAAATGATTTTTTTGCCATCCGTGAGATTTTCAGGAGTACCGCCAATGGTTGCTTTGTATGCATTTAGCATCTTATCTACGCCGCCAGTTCTAATATTTACTGCAGGAAAATGTGGCATGAAATCATTACCGAGAAAGAAACATAGGAAAATATAATCATAAATGCGATTCCGATGTTGTTCAGTAGTCAGAACCTCTCCATTGTTCATGTCCAGTGTAATGATGCGAGCGAGTTCAGGAATATCCATCAAATAAGACTCGTTTGGCTCTAAGTCAGCATTGATGGATTTAATAAATTCTGGTGTCTCTCTAAATAAATAAATTTGCGTGCTAATTGGTAGATGATTTATGGAAAGCATAATAAGATCAGCGTCTAATCCATAGATGATGGTATTTACATTTTGATGTTCTTCTGGAAAAGTCCTGATATATTCAAACAATTTGTGCTCACCTTCACCGGGTTCATCACTTCCGGAAACTATTATTTTTTTTAAACCATATTTTGCAGGATCCTTATAACGTAAATAAATTTTATCATTCAACTTTTTCATAAACATAGTACCAGGTGTAATAGCAGTAGTATTCCACGGATCCGCAGTAACAGACTTGAAAATAGATCGCGAAATAGTGGTTTGATAAAGCGACTTGTAACGGCGACTTCGTTGTTGATCCAATTTGGCGACAGGCGCTACACCATCAAATGCAATAAAAACGTTTTGACATGGTTTAAGTAGGTATATATATTCGTCGATTTTTACACACACTGCTGTAATGATTGCATCTATATCAGACTCTTTTAAAGACGCAAAATCTATAGTACGTACTGCATCATAAATAATTGAATTACAATCCAAATACAGATTATTTACTTGGATTGTAGAATTTTCTATCTTTTTAATAATTTTCGCATGATTTCTCACGATAAAACTGAAATAGCTTGGTATTCCCATTGTTACTTATAATACATACTATACAAAAATACTTTTAAATACATATATTAAATTATATTGTGAATAAAAATATAATATAAAATATTACCTACTTAAAGAGACCCATGCAAAAATATTAATCCAACGAATATATAGGAACAATGAATTCAAAAAAAACTATTTCTAAAAATACCCCTACAAATAGTTTTTATTCACCACTAGTAGAAAAAAAAGTAGAGTTTTTTAAAGACATCATAAAAAGGACAATTCTACATGTCCAAAAAAATAAATTCTTTGATATTTTAGGAATTAGTGATGTTAGTAGTTGTGTAGAAAAACTCGGACAAATTAGTAAAAAAATAGAAGAAATTACTAATAGTACATTTCAAAATGATGCACTCGTAAATTATTTGCAAAATATAAATAATGAATTATCTAGTATTATAAAAATATACGGGACAGAAAATGTAGATGATTTATTACTTATTTGTTTTGGTAACAATAATACAATTGCGCATTCGGAAAAAGAACAATTAAAATATGAAATGCTTAAAAAATATTTTCATCCTACCAGTTACAAATTAGCAAACAAAAAAGAAGAACACACAAACAAAAAAAATGACTCTATAGAAAATAAAAAATCAAACCTAATATGTTATGATGTATCTACTTTTTATAAACAATTTCATATGAAAGTATATGGTATTAAAGTGTTTATCCACAATGAATATTTAAATAAAAGTCTAATCATATTTGGTATCATTGATGATATAGGCGTTGAATTTTTGAATGATAAATATATAAAGGATAAAAAGATGGATATACAAAAAAATATACCTGCAAATAATGAGTTTAAAAATGAACATTTTGATTCATTTATTTTGTCACTAAATTTAAAAGACTATTTGATTTACGAAAATGAATATGAATTATACACAAAATTTACTGGTTATATAAGTCAAAATCAAAAAATAATACAAAAACAAATATCGCAAGTAGTAAAAGAATTTATTTCAGATGATATGTATGTGAAAAGAAATACACTCATTCATTTACTAATTTTTTCTTCTAATTATGAAAATCAATATTTGGCTTATTTATTATACGATCTTCTCTCTAATGATTCTAATGGAGCTGTAGATACCCAAGAACAAACCATTCTATTTGATAGTTTTCCATGGCCAATAAAATATTTTTTTAAACAAGCAATGAAAAAAACCATACAATATACAAACGATTTATCAAATTTTGATATAAGCAAGATTCCATTAGAACAACAAATTTGTTTATTAAAAACAAACGATATAGTGAAAGAAAAAGCAATGATGAAACTAAAAGAAGTTAAATCGAAATCGGAAGACTCTGGAACGAAATCCAGACAATATTTGGATGGTCTATTAAAGATTCCTTTCTCGGTTTATAAGAGAGAACCCATTTTGAATATAATGGATACTATCCGTAGACATTTTAAAGATATTTATGGAAAATATAAGATTGAAACAACCTTTCCTGAAATACCATGTAAAGAAAGTTATACAAGTATAGAAATTTTTAAATATATTAAAAACATAAAAGACCATGAAGACTCTTCAAAATATATAGACAAAATTAAACTTTATTTGTTATCGGGTGATAAAAAAAAAATTATTGAAAATGTTATAATGATATATAATTTATTTAAAAAACATAATAAATCAATTGAAAAAACCAAATATTCGGTCATGAACAAACAACAATTAAAATGCGAAATTGTGGAATTTATAAATATATGTAGCCTTGATGAAAATAAAGAATTATATCATGATCTATTTAAAACAATACCTACAACAATAGTTTCAGATATTTCTTTACATAGTGATATAGATGAAATCCATAACAATATGAAACAAATTACTGATTACATGGCAAATGTAAAGAGTACATTAGACAAGGCAGTTTATGGACACGATAAGGCAAAAAAACAAATAGAGAGAATTATTGGACAATGGATCAACGGACAACAAGATGGTTATTGTTTTGGTTTTGAAGGGCCACCAGGAATAGGGAAAACTTCAATGGCAAAAAAGGGCCTTTCTGATTGCTTAAAAGATGATACAGGCGTTAGTCGTCCTTTTGCTATGATTCAAATGGGTGGAGATAGTAACGGAAGTACACTTCATGGGCATAATTATACATATGTTGCTTCTACATGGGGATCAATCGTGCAGATACTAATGGATAAAAAATGCATGAATCCAATTATATTTATTGATGAAGTAGATAAAATAAGCAAAACTGAACATGGTAAGGAAATTGTTGGAATATTAACGCACTTATTGGATCCCGCTCAAAATGACTGCTTTCAAGACAAATATTTTTCAGGAATAGACTTGGATTTATCAAAGGCATTGTTTATTTTATCTTATAATGATGCTGATGCAATTGACAAGATTCTTTTAGATCGCGTTCATAGAATCAAATTTAATAGTCTTTCTCTCGAAGATAAATTAGTGATTTGTAAAACACATATTCTTCCTGAAGTATATAAAAAAATGGGGCTAGAAGATATGATTGATTTTAGTGACGAAGTTTTAAAGTTCATTATTGATGAATATACATTAGAATCTGGAGTTAGAAAATTAAAGGAAATATTATTTGAAATTATTGGTGAAATAAACCTTGATGTATTGAAAAATCACACGATCATTGATATTATTTTACCGATTCAGATAACGATTTATGATATCAAAAATAAGTATTTCAAAGATAAAAGGGAAATAATTATCAGAAAAGTCCCGGAAGAAAATATCATTGGTTTTGCTAATGGAATGTATGCTACTTCATTAGGAAATGGTGGTACTTTACCTATTCATG